GCGCGTGGGCACGCCAGCGCGAGCGCCAGAATGGGCCACTCAGCGGGCTGTCCGCGGGCCGCGTGGACGCGTTGTGCGCGCCCGGCGGCGAAGGCCGCAAGCTGCTGGCCCATGCGATCGAGCGGTTGAACCTGTCGGCGCGGGGTTATCATCGCATCCTGAAAGTCGCCCGGACGATCGCCGATCTGGCCGATGCGCCCGCCATCGGTCCGGCGCATCTGGCCGAGGCGATCCAGTATCGACGCGGGCTGGACGCGCGCTAGCGCGTGTCCGGTCGCGTTGCACTGCCGGGCCGGTGCCGGGCGGCGTGTGCATCGCGGGCGAAGGCTGCGCTCGGGTCGAAGCCGCGGCCCGCTCCGGTGACGCGAAGAAAAACAGAAAAAAACAGAAGATTCCCGGAGAGATTCCGATGCCTGCTTCCTCGCCCTGGCTCGCGGCGATTCTTGCCGCGCTTGCCGCGATCGGACCATTTTCGATCGACACTTACCTGCCGGCCTTTCCGGCGATCGCCGCCTCGCTCGCGGCGACGCCGATCGAAGTGCAGCAGACGCTGACGGCCTACATGGCGACTTTTGCGTTCATGGTGCTGTGGCACGGCGCGCTGGCCGATCATTTCGGCCGGCGGCGCGTGATCCTCGGGTCGATGGTGCTGTTCGTGCTGGCGTCGCTCGTGTGCGCGCTGGCGCCGTCGATCGAATGGCTGTGGGCCGGGCGCGTGCTGCAGGGGCTGTCCGGCGGCGCGGGGATGGTCGTCGGGCGCGCCGTGATCCGCGACCTCTACGACGGCGTGCAGGCGCAGCGCCTGATGTCGCGCGTCATGATGATCTTCGCCATCGCGCCGGCGATCGCGCCGATCATCGGCGGCTTGCTGCTGGCGATCGCCGGCTGGCGCGCGGTGTTCGTGTTCCTCGCGCTCTTCGCCGGGGGGCTGACTTACCTGACCTGGCGTTACCTGCCCGAGACGCTGCCCGCCGCAGCGCGCCATCCGCTGCACCCGGTCAGCCTCGGCCGCGCCTACGCGAAAGTGCTCGGCAGCGGCGCGTTCCTGCTCGTCGCCGGGGCGGTCGCGTTCAACTTCAACGGGTTCTTCCTCTACGTGCTGTCCGCGCCGGCCTTCCTGATCGGCCATCTCGGCCTCGGGCCGCAGCAGTTCGGCTGGATGTTCGTGCCGACGGTCGCCGGGCTCGTGTGCGGTTCGGCGCTGTCGGGGCGCATGGCCGGGCGTTGGCATCACGGGCGCACGATCACGACCGGTTTCGCGATCATGGGCGGGGCGGCAGGGCTCAACGTGCTGATCGGCGCGCTGGTGACGCCTGGTCTGCCGTGGTCGGTGCTGCCGATCGCGATCTACACGATCGGCATGGCGCTGGCGACGCCCAGCCTGACGCTGATCGCGCTCGACCGGTTCCCCGCGCGCCGCGGGCTGGCGTCGAGCTGCCAGAGCTTCCTGCAGGTCGGCGTCAATGCGGTGACCGCGGGGGTGTTCGCGCCGCTGCTGTGGTACTCGCCGCTGACGCTCGCCGCCGGCATGGCGGGCTTCCTGTTGCTCGGCCTGTTGTGCTTCCTGTCCTGGCAGCGCCGGCTGGAAGCCTGATCCGGCGCGCCCGCAGGGCGGGTTCAGCCGCGTTCGCCGACGGCGTCGATCTCGCCGAGATAGGCCGTCCGCACTTTCGGGTCCGTCAGCAGCTCCGCACCGCTGCCCGACAGCGTGATGCGGCCCGATTCCATGACATACGCGCGCTGCGAGAATTCCAGCGCGAGGTTCGCGTTCTGCTCGACGAGCAGGATTGTCACGCCTTCCTTGCCGACCGAGCGGAGGACTTCGAAGATCTTCTTAAGAACGAGTGAGATATTCACAGACCCGGCGGTGAGATAAATCCGGGATCTAGCGGGACGAGGCGGGATTTACCGGGCGGGGATTGGAAAATCTGTTTCGTGGCAGAAAACACCGCGCGGCCCGGATTCGAAAGAGGCGCGGCGATTCCTTCGAGCCATTCTTTCTCAGTGAAAAGTGACCGCGCGCCGCGTCACCAGTCACGCGAGTTCAGCCCGCACCAGCCGGCGATCGCGTGGCCCACTTCACCGGTCCGCACGAAAGCCCAGGCGACGGGCAGCAGCAGGATCCAGCAGGTCACCAGCACCGCCGCGAGCGGCCAGCGAAGCCAGGGGGCCTTTCTGCGGATTGGTAGCAACGCCCGGAGCAGGGTACGCGACGGCTCGCCGTAGTAGTACGTCCTCATTCGCCTCGTCCCCCTAGCCGGCCAGGTAGCTGCTCACGATCTCGAGCACGCCCCGGCGGTCGGCGTCGGACAGCCCGAGATACGGCCGGGCCGGGATGTCGCCCCACAGGTGGGGCCACTGCGCCTTCGTGCCGCCGAACTGCTGCATCGCGGCGTACGGCTTGTTGCTGCCGATCATCACGGCACTGGCGCCTTCGAGCTGATAGCCGATCGTCGTCGACAGGTCTTTCGACTCGCCGATCAGCGGCTTCTTGTGGCCCTTGCGGGCTTCGCCCTTCTTGCTCAGGCTGCCGTCCTTCTTGTAGCTGCCGCCGAACACGCCGAGATAGCGATTGATGGTGACCGGGCTGTTCGGCGCCCACGGCGTGCCGTCCGGGGCGGTACTGGTGACGAAGCGGCGTCGGGTCGATTCAGCGAGGTCTTCGCCGATCTCGAGCAGCGCCGGGCGCGGGTCGCTCGCGCGCATGAACAGCTCCTGCAGGGCTTCGATCACCGGCCCGTCGTCGAGCTTGAGCGTGATCACGGGCGCTCCTCGCTGTGGCCGCCGAGCACGTCCGCAACATCCTCGACGAAGTCGCGCGCGAGCTCCGGCGGCAGCGCCGCGGCCTTGTCGGCGACGAGCTTGCGCAGCGTCTCGGCGACGCTCGCGCCCGGCGCATAATCCCACCCCTTTTCGACGCCCGGCGGCGTGCCGGTGTCGGGATTGAGCACATCCCAGCCCTCGGGCGGTTCCGTTTCGTCGCCGGCCGCCGGCGCACGCACCGCCACCACGCGGCATTTGCAGCCGAAACCGTTCGGCGGGAAATTCGTGCGCCAGAACGGATGGTTCCACGGCAGCGTCAGGCCGGAATCGCCCCATGCCTTGTGATGCACGCGGGCGTGCAGCGACAGGTCGCTGTGTACATAGCGCCAATACGGCCGCACCCGCAGCAGGTCCGGGTCGGTGAGCTGCACCCAACGGCCCGCCGCATAGCTGGTGCTGACGTTGGTCTGATGGATCACGCGCGTGCGCCACGCCTCGCCCTCTTTGGTGCCTTCGCCGGTCCAGCCGGTCCAGCCGCGGCGTGCGACGATCGCGGAAAAGGACTTGCGGAATTCGCCCAGCGTCCCGCCATCGACGACCGACACCCGGATCGCCTCGACCAGGTCGGCGAGCAGATCCGCCTTCATCGCGCCGGCCACCACGGCCGCGCGGTCGTGCGCATCGCCCTGGATGTCATCCCAGCGCGCCGTCGGCAACGGATTCTTCGCCAGGAACGCGGCGATCACCTCCTCGAAGACGATCCGCGCGGCGTCGAGCAAACCGGACATGGTCTAGTCGCCCTGCGCGTGAGTCATGCCGGCGAGTGCCGCCGTCGCATAGCCGAGCGACATCACGCGCGCCAGATCGTCGGTCGGCAGATCGCCATACGACGCCAGCAGCGCCTGCTGCAGCGCCGGCAGGTCGGCCGCCTGATCGACCAGCGCGGAGATGTGCGCGAGCCAGCCCGACACCGCATCGCCGGTCGCGGCCACCAGTGCGTTCGTCAGCGCAGTCTGCTCGTCGCGCCGTTTCGGTTCAGGCTCCGCAAAGCTCGCCGTCTTGTCGCCATCGGCCGGGTCTTCTGGCAGTTCGCTCAGGGCCGCCGGCGGTTTGCCACTGCGCGGCGGTACAGCCAGTTTCAGCGCCGCCTTCTTCTCCCACCCCTCGCCGTACTTCGCCCGCACCGCGTCGAGCGTCATCTCGAAGCCCATGCTCGCGACGTTCTTGTCGGTCTCGCTCGCGGCCTTCAGGTCTTCCTCTTCCTTGACCACGCGGTACAGCACGCATGGCGCGAGCCCGTTGAATTCGCAGATCCATTTCAGCAGCGTGCTGTTCAGCGTGTCGGACAAGAGGTCGCTGTCAGCCTGCACCAGGTCGAGCCGCACCGCCTGGCGTTCCTTGCTCGCCGCCGCCAGCGCCCCGCCGCCATTGGCGCGCGGCTCCTGGCCGAGCAGCACCTCGGCAATCCAGTCGTCCATGTACTCGCACAGGCTCTGCTGCGTCGAGATCGAGCCGGTCAGCTTGCTTTCGAGCAGCTCGATGCCCATCCCTTCGGGCGTCATCACGACGCCGTCGTTGCTGATCGCGCGCAGCGCGTCGAACAGCGTGCCTTTCTCTTTCGCCCCGGCGCCGCGCGGGTATTTGCCCCACGGCGTCGGCGAGCCGAAGCGGTCGTTCAGCTTGTTCCAGGCGATGATGCCCTTGCGCTTGAAGAACACCGGCCAGTAGAGCTGCAGCCCGAGGCCGTTGCCGTACGGGTTGTCGTCTTCCGGATTCATGCGATGGACGATGAACTTGCGCTCCGGCAGCTGCTCGCCGGTCAGCATGTTTTCGCGCGTCAGCAGGCGCAGCTCGGGCGCGGCGTGCTCGTCTTCCTGCACATAGACGAAGCGCCGCGGCGCGCGCTTGACGATGCGCTCCGGCACGACCCGGTTGTCGCGCACCGTCCACACGATCTCGCTGACCGCAAACCCGACCAGCACCGCTTCCATCAGGTCGCGGCAGATCTGGTCGAAGCTGCAGCGCTGCAGGATGTCCGTGACGATCTCGGCATCTGCCGTGCCGGCCTCGCCGTCCTCGACCGGCTCCACCTGCCACGGGCGCGAAATCAGCGCGAGCTGGCGCTTTTGCAGGCCGGCAAACACCTTGCCGTCGCGATTGAGGTCGCGGTACAGATCGACGTTCGCGCCGCCGCTGCCCTTCTCCAGCAGCAGCGGGTCGTTCGTGCGCAGCACGCCGAGGTAGGTCGTTTCGAACGGGTCGCGCAGGCGGTTGGCGACTTCGGTATCGAGCGCCGGCGTTGCCGCAGCGGTGGTCTTCTTAGCCATTCAGGAATCCTTGGATCGCGGCGTGTTGCGACGTGCCGGCGCCGTCGCTCGTGAACTCGATCGGCGCCGAGGGGTCCGACGCGGCATGGATGGCCAGCGCCAGCGCCCAAAAACGGTCGGCGTGGCCGTCGGGCGTGCTCTCGGCCACGAAGCGGATGTTCCCGGCCGTCGTGGTCACCTTCTGCACCTTGCGCAAGTCGGCGCGGATCGTCGGGTCGTCGGGAATGCGCACCGTGCGGTCTTCCATCGCGCCCTTCAACGGATACGCCAGCGCTTCTTTCACCGGCCCCGAGAAGTTCACCGCTTCCACCCGGTGCTCGCCGAACTGGTCCTGCGCGTCATCGGCCCAGCCGATGCCCATGCCGGTGGCGTCGATGCAGATGCGGTCGCAGCGCTCGAACCACGGCCACAGAATGGCTTCCTGGGCGCTCTTCCTCATCCGCTCCAGCGTTTCGATGTGCCGGGTGTAGAGCACGTCGCCGAGCTGCTCGACCACCCACATCACAGTCAGGTCCTTCTTGCGGCCGATATCCACGCCACAGAACAGCCGCCCGGTGAACGGGCCGTCCAGGTCGCGCTGCCAGTCGGTGCCGCCGCTGTACTCGCAGGCGGTAATGAGCCCGTACTCGAGGAACTTGGCGTCGTCGTCGGCCGGGATGCACATGTATTCCTGGTCGAACGATTCCTCGTCGGCCGCGCCGGCTTTGACGAAGTCGAAGTAGCCGGCCTCGTCCATGTCCTGCTGCTCGGCATCGGCCGGCAGCGCCTGCTGCAGCTTGTAGAGAAAGCCCTGCTCGAGCGCGTCCTGCAGCGTCACGCGGTGCAGGCTGATCTTCTTCGGGTTGTCCTTCTCGCGGATCTCGCGAATCAGCCCGTTGAAAAAGCTGTACGAGCCGCGGTGCGTGCTGATGATTTCCATATTTCCACCCCATGTAATGCCGGGGTAGGCGATCGCCCACAGCTTGCGCTGGTCGGCGTGCAGGGCGAACTCGTCGAGGACGCGGCTGCCACGCTTGCCGGCCTGCGCGTCCGGGTTGCTCGACATGCTGTGGATGCGCCGTCCGCTGGCGAACTGCAGCACGTAGGCGCTCAGCTTCTTTTCCGGGTCGATCACCTGCTCGCCAAGGTCCTTCGCGGCCAGGTTCATCACGCCCGCCCACAGCTTGCAGTCTTCGATGAACAGCCGCGCCTGGATGTCGTCGCGGCTGCTCACCCATTCATCGTGGCGGGCGCCTTGCGCCGCGGCGCGCTCGTCGGCGCCATAGGCCGTCGACCAGCTGATCCCGATCTGGCGCGACTTCTCCATCAGCTTCAGGCGCGAGGTGTCCTGAATCCAGCGGGACTGGAACGGCAGGAAGATCGCGTCCGGGTTGGCCGGGATGATCTTTGCGCGGCCTTTCAGGGGTGCCATCACACAATCCCCAACGCTTCGCGGATCGCCCGCTTGGTTTCATCGGTCACGCCGCCCTTGTTCCCCATCGCGTCGAGCTTCGCCCGCTGCTCCTCGAGGAGCTTCTCGCGTGCCGTCTTCGCCACCGCCTGGCGTTCCTTCAGGTTCAAACTGCGCGCTTCCTGCGCCGCCTTCGCCGCGCGGGCGAGATCGAGCACGTCGCCGATCGCCATCGGTTCGCCGGACTGGATCGCGCCCATCGCCGTCTTGCTGGCCAGGGTGGTCACCGCCTGGGCAAGCAGCGCGCCGCTCTTCGCGTCGAACTCCTCGCCCAACTCGGCCACCAGCGCTTCGGCCGCGACCGCCATCTCGCGCTCGTGCGCGATCATCTCCTCGACGCCGCCGCGAAAGCGGCCCAGCGCCGAGCGGCTCGGGATCTTCTCGCTGGGGAAATGCGCTTCCAGATCCGCCCGCAGCTCGTCGAGCGTCAGCCTGTTTTCGCGCAGACGGCGCAGCAGGTGCGCGCGTACGCCCGGCGAGCCTTGGTCGACAGTGGATTTACGCCCCATGTCAGGCGCTCGGCCGGTTGATGCCATCGACGCGCGCCCGGCCGGCGGCGACGTCCTGGCCGCGTTCGGTGAGCGTCGCCACCAGCACCGAGCCGGCCTCGTCGAGCGCCAGCAGCCCTTGCTCGGCCAGCCAGCGCAGCTCGGTCTTCACCTGGTCGCGCGTCACCGAATGACCGAACTGGTCGAGCACGTTCGACAGGACAGAGCTGTTTGCCCGGTACGACGGCATCTCGGTCAGGATGCGCAGTGCGACCAGGCGAACATCCTTGCGCAGGTAATCCGCGTAACTCATGAGGTCCTCACTTGTGTTGCAGCAGGTAATCGTTGATGCGGTCGAGGCTGCGGCCGAGCGGCGCGATGTTGTCGACCACGCCTTCCAGGCGTGCGTCAAGCCGCTCCAGCCGGCCCATCAGCTCGTTCAACTGCGAGTTGTTCGGCACCTGGCGCATTTCCGCCTCGAGCGTGGTGATGCGCGTGCGCAGCTCCAGCAGCTCCTTCCCGCTCGCCGCCTGTCGGCCCACCAGCCACGAATAAACGCCGATGACCGTGATCACGATCCATTTGGTGGCTTCAAAGCTGAAGCTGACGTCATCCACGCTCACACATCCTCCGTCGCGACTTCGTAATAGGAAAACGGCCCGTGCGTCTTCGTCAGCCGGCCGTACGGCACCGCCTGCCCGGTGCGCCGTTTGATCACCAGGATGCGCACGCCGTCGGCCGCCAGCGCCCGCGCGATCGCGCGCATGTCGGCGCGCGCGAGCCGCCCCTTCGCGGCCATGATCTCGACCGTGCGCGAGTCGGTCCGGCACAGCGTCGCGACGGCCATCGGCTCGTCGCCGAACTCGAACGAGTCGTCGGGCGCATACACGCGCACCACGCTCGTCAGGTGCTCGATGTGGATGCTCATGGCGCGGGCTCCGCATGCCAGCCGATCAGCGCGTCGAGGCGGCGCCGGCACTCGTCGTACTGGAGTCCGGCACCGGCGATCCAGCGCGCGACGTCGGTGTCGCTGCTGACCGGCTCGCCTGCAGCGGCGGCAGCGGGTCCATCGGCTGCAGGAGTGCTGCCGGCGGCCGCGGGCAGCTCGACTCGAATACCGTGGGCACCGTCGAGCAGGCGCAAAGCAGGCTCGCGCAGGCAAGTGCTGCCAGTGGTCGCGTGGCGCAGGGCGTCATCGAGCTTCTCCTGGGTAAGGGCCGCCGCGCGGTTCGCGGCGTGCAATTGCGTGGTCAGCGCGTCGCCGCGCGTCTGGGCTTCGCGCAGCGTGCGGTTGGCGTGGTCGGCGAGCGCCGACAGGGTCCGGGAGGCGGTTTCGCGCTGCTGCGCCAGTTCGATGCGCGGGGAAACGCCGCCGAGTCGAAAACCGATCCAGAGGCCGGCCAAGAACACCCCCACGGCCATCACGAACCCGCTGACGAACCTCCCGCCAAGTTGTCCGGCGTAACGCGTGATCGGGCTCACGGCGCCACCCCCGGCCCCCAGGCCGCGTAGCGCGGCTGCAGCACCACCAGGATGCGCCGCGGGTAGCCAAGGTTTTCCGGGCAGTGCGCCGCATGCCGGCGGGCGCTGCCGCAGGCCGCGTCGATGCCGGCGCGCGTCTTGTCGGCCGCGCGGCTGGCCTCGGCCTGCCAGTGCCCGAGCCCGCCGTTGTAGGCGCGCAGCGTCGCCCACATGCGGTCGAAGCCGCGGCCCTGCGCGATGCGCTCCCACAGCCACTTGTCGTAGCCGACCAGCGCCCGCATCGCCCAGGTCGGGTTGCGCGGCTCGCAATCGGCCGCCGCGGTGCCGGTCGCGCTGCACCACCAGCGTGTCGTGGCCGGCATGAACTGCGCCATGCCGACCGCACCGACGCGCGACACCGCATCGGGCTTCCAGCCGCTCTCCTGGTGGATCTGCGCGGCGAACACCGCCACCGGCGCATCGAGGCCCCATTGCAAGTGCGCCGCGCGCGTCAGCTCGCGCCGGTACGGCTCGCCGGCCGCGCGGGCCTCACCACTGAAAAATGCGCCCCACAGCCAGCCGGCCAGCACCACCGCGACGGCGATGAGGACGGACGCGATCAGCTCGTCGCGCTGCCCGGGCGTGAGCTTCATGTCACGCCCCCAGCCCGATCGCGATCATCGCCGCCGCGACGATGACCGCCCGGCGCAGCATCGCCGCGACGAACGCCAGCTCGCAGCCGTGCACCACCTCGTAGTCCGCCGCGTATTCCGGCTCCAGCGTGCCGCGGCGCCAGTCCACGCACAGATACCCGTCCGGCCGCGCATACGGGAACATGCTGCGGTCGAGGTAATAGCCGGCCACGCCGGCCAGCGCGACGAGGCTCAGTTTGTACAGGCTCACCGGCAGCTGGTGCGGCGCGATCAGCACCACCAGCACGACCAGGACGAGCAACACCAGCACCCAGTCAGTCAGGCGCGGCCAGTGGGCAAAGCGGGGTTTTATCACGGTGACGCTCCCATTTCCGTGGATCGAAATGGCACTGCGCAAGCGGCGAGCGGTACTGCCAGGCCGGCATCAACGCGCAGGTGCCGAACGCGGACACCGCCGCCAGGCGATCGTCGGCCCGGCGACCGAAGCGCGCGCAGGTGCCGCAGCGTCGGGCTTCGTCGGGGGTGTCCATGCCGCAAGGATGGCGGCACGGGGGCGCGCTCAATAAATGAAGCGCTTCAATTATTGGCGGTCGCGCGCGCGGGGGAGGATGCGCAGCAGATCAACTCCGGATTGCGAAAGGACTGTGAACCGCCATGGGAACGAACGAATATCTGCGAACGCTGGATCTCGACCAGTTGCGCTACGCCCGCGACAGGGCGAACGGACTGATCGCCGAAAAGGAGGCCGAGAAAAAACTGACGGTGTGGCTGGTACAGGACCGTCATATGAACCTCGCCTGGTTCGCTGCTGACGACTACCTGAAAGCCGCTGCAGCCCTGCTCGAGGAGGCTCGGCGACGCGCGACCCGCACCGAGCCGCCTTCACGGTCAGAAGGAGAGCTGCGTCTCGTGCCGACGCTGGTGCCGGAGTCTGAGTACCCGGAGTGGTTTCCCGACGAGAGCA